CGATACCCAAAATGGGTATCGGTCTACGGCAGAACAATTGCGAGATGGGGTTTATCACAAAATGATAAACCCTATACGCAGCACAACACACAAGCGGGTGAACAATATGGTGTAACAGGCACAACGACAACTAACGCAGTATGTGTAAAGCTTGCTTGACATTTTTTTACTTTTCAAGTTCCCAAAATGGGAACTTGAAGCACCAAGCGGTGCAAAAAATTTGCACCGAAAAACAGCTGAACATTATGCATTTTATAAAAACATTGTTTTTAAAAAATAAAAATAATTTCAGGGCGGCCCCGGTGGTAGACACATACGGGACACGGATGGGACACCTTGCAAAGAAAATAAAATTATGCAAAACCCAGAAACACCGTTCCTAACAGGCGCGCTTCAACGGGACACCGCGTGTCCCAGCATAAAAACAGCCAAATGCCAACAAATATAGGAATGATGCCACTTTTTCAGATGGGACAGGTGGGACACCTGTAAAACATCAACTTGTACGAAATTTTTACCTTCCGAAAGAAAAAATACGACAAACGCAAAAAACCTGTGTCCCATGTGTCCCAAACTAAAGAAATGTAGGTATTTCCTACAAAAGCACGGGACACCGATGGGACACCATGGGACATAACATTCGCTTAACAATCGCAACAAAGCTAGGAAATACCTAGTTATGCATTCTAAATAATTTTGATAATGGGACACCAAACAAGTTTACATGTTTTCTATGATAAACAGCTCTTGTCATTTTGCATTAAAAATAACAAGTAATACAGATAAAAACAGGGCCCCTGCTTGCAATATGCAGGAACCCTGTAAAATCGTGCAATTTTATGCGGTTTTAGAATGGGAGGTCGTCAAGGCCTATTTCATCTTCAATGCCATCTAAGTATCCGGGTTCTATGGGTTCTATCTCCTTTGCGAATGTGATACCTATGAAGCGCATCCTGACGCCCTGATAATATTTTCTAATAGTGTTAACTTTCTTATCGCCATCTTCTCTTAATAACATGCCGCGTTCTGCTAGCCCAGCTATTATCTTATCTGGGTTGTAACCGGCCCGCCTGAGGTATTCTTTTAGCCGCGTTGGGAAGATGTAAAAAGTTTTGGTGCTTTCTTCATACACGCCAAGGCAATCGCGGGGTTCTATTGTTGTTCCCATTTTTTGAAACTGCACGATGTTTGAAAAACACCAATCCTGTATTGAGTTGTACGCACGCATAACAATGTCCGCTTCTTCTGTGTCAGCGATGGCATCTACTATTTTATCTGCCAGTTCTAAACACGAACGCCACGTGTCCTGTTCGCCAAATACCCACTGGGCAACATAGAACTCCGCGGTAAGAACCACCGCGATGCTAGAAAGGTTGCTAAGTATCTTTATCCCTGCGTATTTTTCTACAAGCGCCTGCTCAAACCGCGCAAACGTGTTTTTAAGTTGTTTTTCATCTAATTGAAGCAATTGTTGTATAAAGTATGGCCCGGCGGTTCCAAAACAATGTTCCACTGCCACGTGCAAGCGGGCCGCGTCCTTTTCATCAGTGATTGGCTTGCCACATATTTCTAAGGTGCGTGAGAATACGCCTTCATTTGAACTATCAGCCGTGAGTGGTTCTTCACCGGTGCTAAGCACTATGCTTCGCCACGTTCGCTTCGTTTGTATCCCGCCAGTTCTGGTTCCACGCGCTTTAGATGTGCCTAAAGAAAGCATATATACCAGTTTTTCTATGAAATCTTGCTTGTTTCCCACCTGCTTTTCATCAATGCCCAGCGGCAGATCTGTAAGCAGCGCCGCCATTTTTTCAATGCCGACTAAGGTTGAGTTGAATGTGGTTATTAGGCCCTCTGGATCGCCCCACGCTGAAAGCGCCGCCTTTAACGTTGCGGTTTTACCAGCCCTACTAGGACCCCAGTTGTGCACTACAAAGATCCGGTGGCCAAGCGGCTTTAATAGTGGCGCCGCGAAGCTTGAAGCAAGGATGAAGCGGAATATAGGATTTTTTCTAAACGGTGCTATAATGTCCCGCCACTGTATAAGCGTTCCTTCTTCAGTATACGCACTTGCCACGACTGCGCTTCCTGGGTCAAGATCAAGTAACAGATCACCCTGCGCGCCTGGTATAAAGTTTTTACCGTGCCAACCCAACTGATCAACTGCAACGGCCTTTTGAAACACTTTTATATTCGCATTTTCAAGTTCTAGCAGCCAATCCATCACAAGGCCCGCGGTGCGCGATGATATTCCTATATGAAGTGGGGCTAAAGTGCTTGTTATGTTGCGCGCTTCAAATATATTGTTCCTAGATACAATCGCGGTTTTCCATTGGTTGTCGTCGTACCATGTTATTTCCAGCTTTTCTTCTTGTTCTGTTATAATGCGGCGCGAGATAAGAATGGGGTTTCTACAAACAAGTTTATCATCTTTAAAAATGCCATCAAGTGTCACCGCATAACCCTCTGGGCACCGCAACTGCACGGGACACCCTTCAAAACTTATATCAGGTTCGTTTATGGCCGCATCAATGTTTACGGGCTTCGCATTTCGGAACGCGTCCATAAACACATCCATAAAACCGGCCGGGTGTTTTTCCTGTAATTCAGATACATCTTTATAACCTTCAAGTGTCAACTGATATATTTCTTGCTCGGGCCGCGCTTCTGCTATCTTTCTAAGAAAGGTTCTGCCACCCGAATCTGGCTCCACATACACGTATATTCTGTGAAATTTTTCCAGATATTTAAGCCACTCTGCTTTAAACGTGCTAGCACCGGGTATCCCAAGGGCCGCGATGTTGTGGTGCCACAGGGTTTGTGCGTCGCTTTCACCTTCCACAAGCACAATGTATTCTGGGCCCCAGTTTTTTAACAGCCATACGCCATACGGGATTAACCGCGCGCCTTCTTTCCAGTCAAACCTTTTTTCACCGGCTGGGAAATACCTGCGGCGAACTGCCACTACGTTTTCTGCTTCGTCAAGATACGGAATAAGCACGCGTTGCCCGTCGTCACTTAAACTCAAGGAACGCAAGAAATCCAGTGGTAGGTTTTTTTCACGAGAATAATCTTCTACGGTATAAGCTATGCCTTTTTTGGCGTCCAGTATACCAGCAAAGTTTAAAATAATGTCCCATGCTTCACGCCGTGACACCCCCAGAAGCCGTTCTATAAACGTAACAGCATTACCACCTTCGCCCTCTGCAAAACAGAACCACGTTCCGTGTTCAAGGTTAACACTAAAAGAAGGTTCTTTGTCGTCATGAAACGGGCATAAACCAATGGCCTGATTGCCGCTCGGCTTTAACTTTTGCACATACTGGGAATAAAAATCATACCAATTTACTTTTTCATCTATGTTTATCATGGTCCTTACCTTCTTTTATTATATCTTAATCAACAAACAGATCTTCTACTTGGCAATCCAGCGCGCGGGCAATCTTAAGTGCTACCTCTAGCCGCGGCGTTCTTAAATCGCGCTCCACAAATGAAATAAACGCGGTTGAAACACCTGCGGCCTTCGCAAGCTCCCTAAGTGTCATGCCGCGCTCCTGTCGTTTCTCACGTATTTTATTTTTCATTGTTTTTACCTCCTTTCTGGGGCCCCACAAACGGGGCCCCAAGGTTTTTTTAGTTTGAATACTCAAACCCAGAATTTAACAATTCTTGTTCCATTTCCCGAACCCTTTCTGTATCGCCTGTAAACTCCGCTAGAACAACCTTGCCAGGAACGTGTTCAATGTTAAACCCACGCAACTTTAACCAACCAACGCATTTATCTGTGTCCGGTCCTACCACCATTACTGCTACAAACTCCATACCTTCTTTTGTTTTCCCGTGATCCACAATGCTTTTCATGCTTCTTACCTCCTGTTTTTCATATTTGCCTTCCGGCTACTTCTATTATACCACAGGTAAACATGTTTTATACTACCACTCGCCGGTTTCTAAAATCTTCTCTGCCTCTTCTTTTGTAATGAAGTAAAAGGAATCAGGCTTGTTTTGTCCGCCGTAGTAGCACACGACATAATCGCCTTCTTCTAAAAGTTTTATTAAAAGCTCCAGTGCAAAACTTGTCCCACTGATAAGAACGTAGCCACTGATACACTTCTTATTGCGCCTTTCCTTTTGTTGCTTTGTCATTTTTCCTTACCTCCTGTTTTTATATTCGGCCTCATCGTTCTGGCCTGATTGTATTATACCACTAGTAAACATATTTCAACCATTAAAATGTTAAGTATGTTTTAAGAAATAAAAACGGCGGGCCGCTGTAGCCCGCCTATAAAGAAAGGAGGTAAAGAAGGAAAGCACCCTGCTTACATATTCATATTATACCCAGTTTTTTACAAATTATTCCATGCATCGCCAAGTTCCGCTTTTAACTGCTTCAGGGCCGCTTCAATCAGCGCCTTTACTTCATCGGTACTAAGTTGTAGGCCCATCTGTGTAGCCATGTTTGATAACCACTCGGCCGCCTTTTCATATTTTTCAGGGCCGCCGAGGTCCTTGTATGCCTGTTGCACGAACTGTACTGCGATGCGCGCCAGCTCTTGCTTCGTTTCCAGTTCTTGTTTTATCTGTTGTGCCTTTTCAGTACCAAGCCTCTTCTGTAGCCATGCTATTAAATAGCCAACAAGCACGGGTACAAGCACGGCTATAATGTCAAACAATAATTGTAACAATGCATCGTGCATGTTATTTCCCTCCCTTCAGCACATCATACAACTTAGCTATCATAGTGGCCACTTCGGCTTTGGTGGCGGGCTTATCGGGGTTAAAGTTGCCAGCCCCGTCGCCAGCTATAATGCCAAGTTCTTTTAGCTTTTTAATGTATTGATACGCCCAGTGCGTGCTAGGTACATCATTAAACACTTTATCGCCTCCCAATTTCTTTTTAACACCAGATATAACCGCGTCCCATTGAAACCGCTCGCCCGGGCAATGCGGTTTTGTTTTTGGAGTTACTTCATAGTGCCCAATAATGTGGTCGCGGTCCACCGGTATTTGAACACCCCAGATACGTTTCACTTCTTGTATTATAAAAGCTATAACTTCTATCTCTGCCTGTAACTGCGCCGGTGTTAGCTCGCCTCGTGTTTTACTATAAAACCCTTCATTTTCAATGCTAATCGTAAAATAATTTGCGTTTGTTTTTCTTTCTTTCACCAGCCGGGCAGTAGCATAGCCGTAGTACGTACTATCCGCTGGGTTTGTGCTTGTCCCATTGCACCACGCCGTGTCGCGGAGATCTACCATTTGTGCCACGCGTCCGTCCTGTGCTACTACAAAATGGCTTGACACGCGGGATTTTGGATTCTGCATCCATGCAATTGTGCCAAGGTAGGTTCCCTCGGCGATGTGACACACAATTACGTCTGGTATCCATGTCCGGCCGTAAAAGGTGCGGCCTGCCCATTTATTTGGGCTAGTATACTTATTTATCGTCATCGCTATCACACCCACCGTGCCGTGTTTCTTCCCTTTTTATACCCGCGAGGGCCCATAACTCGCCGGTTGTAAAGGCAAACCAGGCCGTGATTAGGGTTGCGGGCTCGGTTCCTGTATACCAAAACAAGGCAAGCACCGCCACCACAAACAAGGCATTAAGTGTGATAATCCATCGCACCACGCGCTTTGAAAACTTATCTTGCATTTTTTCGCCTCCTCGCTAAATCTACAAGTTCGTCTAGCTTTGTTTGTTCCTTCGCAATTTCAATGCGAAGCTCGTGTATAAGGCCGACGAGTTCCTTCATGGCCGCTGTGTTATTCTGAATTACTTGTACAAGCTCGTCGCCAGCTTTATTGCCATTCTTTTGTGCCGTGAAAATTTTCACCAAAACGTATCCCATCGTTGCCACCGCGAAGATCGCGATCCCGTATTGTGCTATCTCGGCCCCGGGCATCGTGCTACTCCTCATAAATAAAATCGTACTGGATTTTCATCGTTTGCTGGTTAGTTTTTGTTACAGGTGCGGCCAAGCGTGTGCGGGCAAAGTAGCGATCACGTATACCAACTTTATATAAATCGCCATTATATCTAATTGCATAAAACCGTGAATTAGCATACGCAAAACCCAATCCCGTATTACCGTAACTCGGAACACCTGCTCTCACATAAGAATATATTAAAGTTCCATTCTTAGTAAATTTTGATATATTTCCATTGGAGTCCATTGAATACAAATAAGAACCATCACAAACTAAACCAAAACCACATAACCAATCATCAGTAATTCCAACATTAACACTAGAACCCTGAACAATCCCGTCCATTGTTAGTTTATATAAATCGCCATCATATCTAAGTACATATAAATAAGATCCATCGGTTGCCAACGCTAAATTAGAATAACCCATAGAAGAAATAATACCAGTATTAACCCCAGATCCTTGAATAACACCATCTGTTGTTAATTTATACAACCGACCATCCCAAGTAATTGCGTATAAATAACCGTTGCTATATGTTAAACCAAAACCGTAGTCACTACCAGCAGAAACACCAATATTAATACTAGAACCCTGAATGGCCCCGTCCATTGTTAGTTTATATAAATCGCCATTATATCCAAGTACATATAAATAAGATCCATCGGTTGCTAGCGCCAAAGTGGATTTGTAGGAACCAAAGATGCCAGTAGAAGCTAATAAAGAACTATTAGCTACTGGGTTAAACGTATTTCCCCATATAATAGTTTGAAGTGTGCCGTTGCCGGCGTGCGTGGGCCAGTCAAACACCCAGTGCACCCGCTGGTTATTTGCATAGCTTTCTGCCGTGTTTGGTGTACCGCGCAGGGCATCGCCTCCGCTATATGTGCTTTTATCTGCCCAACCAATTTGTATCCCAGGATTACCCTCGCTTGTTCCACTAGGATTATATGTAAATATGTCGACCCGCTCATCTTCTGGTTTTGAACTACTACTTAGAAAAATTTTATCCATTTCCCAATAACCACTATAAGAATTTGATTTATTGTAAGCACCAGTACAGAATTTATCCCACTGGTAGCTTCTTAACCACGCATATATTTCTGGATAAATAATATTCGGTGTGTGTGCTTCAAGTTCAAGCCTACCAGTGCGTGCATTGTACAAGTATACACTTGCGCAGCCCTTTATAGGCAAATCTGGCTTGCGTTTGATTTCCACGTATTCTTTCCCGGTAAGATAATCTTTTACAATGCTTTTCATGTTTAGCCCTCCACTTCTGTAAGTATTGCGCTAGCTTCAATGCCAACGCCGATTGTATTTTCTTCTATTGTAACACTATCTAACATATTTGCACCAGCAGGTTGTATAACACCGGCACTGCCTTCTGGGATAACAGAAATTGTGTTTTCACCAATTTGTGCCACATCTTCTGCCTCCGCGTGTGGCCATTCAATAAAAAAATTCCCACCGCCAGCCCCTTGTGTGAGAATATATACCTGCGCATTTTTAACCGGGATAGAAAAAGTGCCACTGCTTATATTCATAGAAAACTTTATAACCACGTTCCCACTATTCATTACCACAAACTTAGGAATTGCGATTGTGTTCCACCCCGGAGTGACAACCTGTTTGATAGTAGGTATGGTGCCTACATTGCCCACTGCCAACGAAACCTCCACTGTGGCGGTTCTGCTGGCTTCGCCCACAATTAAAGCGCCTATAATAGCTTGCGCCGATGTAAGATTATCCACTGCGAGAGAAACAACGTTTGTGGGACCCGATACTTGTATAGCGCTTGAGTTTTCAAAGTAAAAAACACCAAACCCGCCGCCAGTACCACCCGCGCCGCCGTATACAGGATAAGCACCGCCACTCAATATGTTTTCTAACACGGGAACTGGGTTTGCTAGTTCTACTTCCGTGTCCTGTGGCCGCGATCCCACGCGCTTTATCCGTACAATACGCTCCTTTATACTCACGCCCGCCACTTCGTCGTATACGGTTACAACATCGCCCACGTTAAACGCGTCCTGTCCTGTTTGTTTACTTAAATCGGCGATGGTACATTCATATGTGTATTTCGGGGCCGCCAGTTGATACAGTGTATTCCACGCCTTGTCGTATAAATCATTCAACGATGTAATACTTTCATCAACTATCACCACTTCGCGCTTGAAAAGTGCGTGCGCCTGCTCTAATGTGAACCCCTGGTCAAGGTAGTAGCTATAATCTTCTATATACTGGTTGCTAGAATAAATAACTTGGTTTAATGCCAGGCCGCCCTTCCCATACATATATAACACGGTTGCCTCGGGTGGCTCCACGGTTCGCTTTACACTGCGAAGGTTCTTCTTATACCGGAATACGACGCCATTATCACGGCCGATTCTAAGCCGGAAAAACACGCGGCGGTTCATGCTATCAAACTCAACTTCGTATCCACAAATATGGGCCCATTCACGTATAAGATACAAAACATTATTCTTGCTTTCTCTCATCCAGCGTTGTTTATTTAAATCTCCTTCAATCTGCCCGATTATCCAGTTTGTGCCTTGTAGAAGCGTGTTTAGGCCGTAGTAAACGCTCACACCCTCCCAGTTTATATCTTCTGGATACATGCGTTTGCCTAGCTCAGTTGCCCATATTTCATCACATTTTACGTGTTTCCACGCCTGGTTACCTTCGCGTTCATCTTCAATCTGTACAATGTAATATCTTCGACCGCCCCACACGATTTCTTTATCTACTACTACATCCGCGGCCTTCGGATCCGCAAGTGGTAAATCAAATTCCAGTGTTGAAATGCCTTGTAATTCTTGTTCTTGTGTTATATTACTAGCATTCTCAAGATACGCTTCAAGCATTTCAAAGTAACTATAAAGTTTAGGTATTTCCATTACAGCCACCTCGCGTGGTACTTAAAGGTTACATTAGCGGCCGCGCCATTATCCGCTAGCCAGTAAACGCTATTAATACCGGCCCACAATGGCATAAAGGTGCCTGATATGTTCGCAAGCACATTTGCCCCGCCCTTCGTAGCCGTAAGTTTACTTGTATCAAGAATAAGTTTTTCACCCGCATTAATCGGAAGGTTGATGTTTAACTTAATCCCACGCACCTGAAGCTGGCCGCCAGCTATATTTGATGATACAGGTGATATTTCAATCACGGGGTATGTATAGGCCGTTCCTTCTACCTGCACATACATCGTGCTACCAGATGCCACTTGAACAGTTTTACTATACTCTTGAACAGAGTATATAAAAGGTTCGCAGTTAAAACTAATTGTGAAAAAGCTAACGTTTAATTGGTGATTAAATTCTATTTGTTCATCTACTTTTGCCATAAAGTATACTGTTTGATCCGTGGTAAAACGCAACTGTGCACGTTGTTGCGGCCGAAGTAGCCAGCCTGTTATTTCGCGCTCCTTTGCAAGTGTTTCTTCTACAGTGCTACGTGCTATGTAACAATCCACTTCCACGCGCCGATCGCCGTAAGCCGCGTTGAAAATGTAACTTCCATCTTTGCCCGGTATGTATTCGTATTCATCCCTTACTTCCGGCGAAAAGATGCGGATATCTGTAACATTCACGCCATATATAAATGCGGATGTGCCATTAAATGTAAAATCCACTACCTCACCCCCCGGTATTTCTGGGCCCGTAGCACCTTGCTGGCCAATTGTTGGGATATTCTATCAATATCGGCTTCCTCGCGCACTATCATTTGCTTTATGATAATGTATCCGCCAAGGCCCGGGCCGTTCAAGGGCACCACTGCTTCTGGGCCAGCTTCACCTATCATAGCTAATGTGGGCCGTGTTACAATGCCACCGGTAGCTAGTTGTGGTATAGTTGGTATGTTAATTCCAAACGATTTCCCACCAATGCCGGGAACCCAAGAAGGGATAGAAAAATGTATTTTATTCAGGCCTCTAATTATGGTGTTTACTGCACCAATTATCCAGTTCAGCGGCCCCTTGATGGTATTCCATAAGCT